AGATTGCTGGAAACCACTCAGCGAGTAGGTACAGCGGATAATGACATTAACTCCATACGCAACATGGGTGCTATCCCAGACGGCTATGCTGTTAACCATTACCTGACTGACAGTAATGCGTTCTTTATCATGACTGATATTCCGAACGGCCTGAAGCACTTTGAGCGTACTGCGCTTGAGACTTCAATGGATGGTGACTTCGATACTGGAAACGTGCGCTACAAAGCGCGTGAGCGTTACAGCTTCGGCGTATCTGATCCTTTGGGAATCTACGGATCTCCCGGCTCTTCATAGAGCAACCTACAGCCTCCGGTGTAAGCCGGGGGTTGTTTTTTATTCCCTGACTGATGTTTCACATGGAACATTAGACATTAGCCACGACAGGAGAACTTAAATGGCGAATACAACTTTTAGCGGCCCAATCCGGGCTGGCAACATCCGAAACACTACTGGTACTACTGTAGGCACTGACGTAGCTAACGTAGGCTATGTAGTAATGACTCAAGACACTACGCTAACCCTTGCCGCTGGCGCAGTCGCAGCGAAACAAACGGATCTCGTAATCCCTGCAAATTCCAAGATTGTTAACATTATTGTTGACATGGCTATAGCGGCAAACACTGCAACAAACATTAGTGTTGGTCAGGTTGGTGGTGGGGCTAATACGTTTATAAACACATTGGCAGTAGGTACTACTGTTGGTATTAAACCACTTGGTACTTCTGGTGGTGGAACTCTAGCGTGGAATAATATTGGCACTTCAGACTTACGTTTAAATATAACGAATTCTGCTGCTACAAATGCAGGGTCTGTCCGTATCACCGTAATGTACGCACAAGCGTTTAACACCGCTATTCGCACATAGAGGGGTGATATATGGCTGATGCAGTAGCTACTCAAACCATTCAGGACGGGGCAAAAACAGCTATATTCAGGTTTACCAACGTCAGTGATGGTTCAGGAGAATCCGCAGTAACTAAAATAGATGTTTCTGGATTGTCCAGAGATCCTATGACGGGTAGGGCTTGTTCTAGCGTTACAATTAGGCAGATCTATTACTCAACTATTGGCATGGGCGTAAAGATATTATTTGACGCGACTACTGATGTTTTAGCTTGGCAGCTTAATGCTGACTGGGCAGACACTTTAGACTTTACTGACTTTACTGGGATTCCAAATAATTCTGGTGGCGGTAAAACAGGTGATATCAAATTTACAACAGTCGCTCACACCAGTGGAGATGTGTATAACATCGTTATGCAGGTTTCAAAGAGTTACGGGTAATGGCTGCTAAGAAGTCTAAAGCAAAGCCAAAGTCTAAAGTTAATGAGGCTGGTAATTATACAAAGCCGACTTTGAGAAAACGCCTTTTTAGTCAGATTAAGTCTGGCTCTAAAGGTGGTTCTAAAGGTCAGTGGAGTGCCAGAAAAGCTCAGATGCTTGCTGCTGCCTATAAGAAATCAGGCGGCGGGTATAAAGACTGATGGCTCTCAAGAAGTCTCAGAAAAGCCTAAAGAAGTGGACTAAGCAAAAATGGCGTACCAAGTCTGGTAAACCATCAACACAAGGCTCTAAAGCAACCGGAGAGAGGTATCTTCCCGCAAAGGCAATTAAATCTTTGTCTGCTAAGGAGTATGCTGCTACTACCCGAAAGAAAAGAAAAGATACAAAAAAGGGCAAGCAGCACTCTTCCCAACCAAAAAAAGTTGCTAAGAAAACGGCGAGGCATAGATAATGGCTAACAGTAAACCTGCAAAAGGGAAGGCGAAAGTTAAAGTAACATCTTCTGGCAGGAAGGTTAGCTATGGTCAGGCTGGAAAAGCTAAAGGCGGCGGTGCTAGAGTTAAGCCCGGAACATCTAAAGGGGATAGTTATTGCGCCAGATCTTTAGGCATCAAGAAAAGACTGCCGAAGAAAAAACAGAACGACCCCAATACGCCAAACAACTTATCTAGGAAGCGATGGAAATGCTCCGGTGCTAAGTCTAGAAGGAAATAGAAATGGCAACTAGCGGAACATATGTATTTAATCTTGATCTAGCAGACGTAATGGAAGAAGCCTTTGAAAAGGCTGGTAGAGAGTTAAGAAGCGGCTACGATTACAAAACCGCAAGAAGAAGCCTTAACTTGCTGATGCTGGAATGGCAAAACAGGGGTTTGAACCTCTGGACTGTTAGAGACACAACCTTAACCCTGACAGCGGGAACAACTTCTTACGACCTGCCTGACTACGTCTTAGATGTAGTTGAAGGGTTTATCAGAACCAATCCCGGAAACATCTCTAGCCAATTTGATCAGTCAATGTCGAGAGTCTCTGTTAGTGACTACTCACAACTGTCAAACAAGTTAACTCAAAGCAAACCTCTACAGTATTATATTGAGAGTAAGCCGACAGGAGTCAGACTCCATGTTTGGCCTTCTCCCGACAGTCAGGCGACATATACGTTTGGCTACTACTATATGGAAAGAATAGAGGACGCTGGAAAGCCAGCATCCCTCAACATGGACGTACCTGCAAGGTTCTTGCCCTGTCTTGTTTCCGGTTTAGCTTATCAGCTAAGTACAAAGTACCCTGACTCAATAAGTAGGGCGCAGTTTTTGAAAGCGGAGTATGAGGAGCAGTTTTCCTTAGCGGCAGATAGCGACAGAGATAAAGCCTCTTTATACATATCTCCGGGCGGGTATAGGTTTTGAGCAGGTTTGCGAGCGGTAAGCATTCTTTTGGTTTCTGCGACCTCACAGGGTTTCGATATAACACAAAGGATCTTGTTCCAGAGATTGTAAACCAAAGACCTACTGGGTTCTTGGTGGGAAGGGATGTTGTTGATAAAGACCAGCCGCAACTTCAATTAGGCAAGGTTAAGGTTGATGACCCTAAAGCAATAAGAAATCCTCGTCCAGATAGAAGCTTGGAGGAAAGCAGAGAGTTGTTTGCCTTTGATCCAGTAGGCGGGGGTGTTACAGCGTTTGGGAGCGTAACGGTAGGGTTAGATATTGAATCTAAATCAGGAACAGTAACGGTGGTAACTACCTAATGGCTTGGACATTCACAACCTTAAAGAGCGCAATACAAGATTATCTGGAGACTACTGAGGCAACCTTTGTCAGCAATCTCCCTGTAATCATTCGTCAGGCAGAGGATAGGATATTAAAATCTGCCCAACTCCCTGACTTCAGAAGAAACTCTACAGGGACAATGACGGTTGGGACAAAGTATCTAAACTGCCCTTCCGACTTTCTGGCCCCATATTCTTTGGCTATAGATGATAGCGGTTACGAGTTCCTGCTGTTTAAAGATGTTAATTTTATTAGGCAGGCTTATCCTGACGCTTCAGTAACAGGAAGCCCCAAGTATTACGGGTTGTTTAGCGCGGATACATTTATTGTTGGCCCCACTCCAGACACTGCTTTTACGGCAGAGCTTCATTACTTTTACAAGCCGCCGTCAATTACAACGGCAGCTACAGGTACAAGCTGGCTTGGGACTAATGCGGAGAGTACCTTGCTATATGGGTGCTTGGTGGAGGCTTACACCTTCCTTAAAGGCGAACCAGACCTAATGCAGCTTTACGCCGCAAGATACGAAGACGCTCTTTCTAAACTCAAGGTTTTAGGAGAGGGTTATGATACAACAGACAGCTACAGGTCTGGATCAGTTCGATAAGAGAGGTTTTAATGATTGAATTTTCTGAAGCTGAAACCGGCGGTGTTAGTGTAACAACTACGACTAACGGGGGTCTTTCAACAGATCACTGGGCTGAAAGAGCTACGAATACTATTGTTAGCGTTGGAGCTAAAAGCCATCCGTTAATCATGGAGCAAGCAAATGCATTCAAAAAGGATGTATTTCAGGTTATAAAGTATTATATGGAAGAAGCTGTAAAAAGCGACAAAACAAGCAAGATTGCTGAACTTGAGCAGGCTGACCATGCTGATATGGCAGAAATTTTGAGGAAAATGTAATGGCGATTAGTCAAGCTGTATGCACCAGCTTTAAAAAAGAATTACTTCAAGGCGTACACAATTTTACGAGCGGTAGCGGTGGTGGAACCACAACCACTACAGGCAGTGGAAATGCGTTTAAAATTGCACTGTATACGAGTAGCGCATCTTTAGGTGCTACAACAACCGTTTACAGTACATCTAATCAAGTCACAGGGGCTGGGTATGATGCTGGAGGAAAGACTTTAACAAACGTAACTCCTACAACGTCCAGCACTACTGCTTTGACTGACTTTGCTGACGTAACTTGGTCAAGCTCCAGCATTACGGCAAGAGGGGCTTTAATTTATAACTCTTCAGCAGCAGCAGGAACTTCAAACCGAGGAATTTTGGTTTTAAATTTTGGCTCTGACAAAGCGTCATCAAGCGGGGATTTTACCATTACCTTCCCGACCGCTGACGCTAGTAGCGCGATTATAAGAATCGCCTAATGGCAGACGCTACTGTCAACTTTTCTGGCTGGAATAGCATTACCCAAGGATGGGGAGATGCTGGCTGGGGACAGGATGCTTCTTTTGTAGGAGCTACAGCCTCTGTTGGAAGTGTCTCTGTATCGCTAGGCACAGGGGTTATTGTTTCTGTTTCAGGTTTAGCAGCAACTTCTGCGGTTGGAAGCCCTGCGGTAAATCAGGGGGATGGAGCTAATGTCTCCCTTACAGGATTTGAGATAAATGCGACAGCAGGAAACACTACAGAAACAGCCGGTGGAGGTATATCGGTTGGCGTTACAGGTGTAGGAGTTACCCTTTCTTTAAGCGGAATTCTTGTTTGGGGTGAGATAGATACAACCCAACCATCACCAGCACCGCAATGGACGGCGGTTAATACATCACAAACACCCACTTGGACAGAAATAGCAGCATAAAGGAACAGACATGGCTACATACGTTAATAATCTACGGTTAAAAGAGATCGCTACAGGCGATGAGTCGGGAACTTGGGGAACAAGCACTAATACCAACCTAGAGTTAATAGGCCAAGCCCTTGGTTTTGGCACAGAAGGCATTACCACTAATGCTGATACTCATACCTCTTCGGTAGGTGATGGGGCAGCGGATGAAGCAAGGGCTATATATTTAAAATATACAGGAACCTTAGATTCTGCCTGTACTATTACCATTGGCCCAAACACCATGAAGCGTTTTCAGATCATAGAGAACGCAACAAGCGGAAGCCAAAGCATTATTATTAGCCAAGGAAGTGGGGCTAATATAACAATAAAGACGGGTGCTGTTAAGGCAGTCTATTTAGACGGGGCTGGATCTGGAGCGGCTGTACTTGATGCTCTAGTTGATCTTGACTTGACAGGAACAACGACCGCAGCGGCAGTTACTGCTTCTGGCGCATTAACCGGGGGTACTGTCATTGCAGGAAGCTCTGCTGCTGGAACAACAGTTTCCGCAGGAAATATATCGTTAAAGAACGGCGGTACTCAGTCCACTGTTAAGTTTTATTGTGAAAGTAATAACGCTCATTATGCTCAGATTCAAGCACCAGCACACTCTGCTTTCTCAGGGAATGTAACGCTTACTCTCCCCGCAACAACAAG